TCTTCGACTTGACATCTGACATGGGTGGTCCTTTCAGTAGTTCTCCCAATATCAAAAATAGATACAAAACAAACAACCTAATAATATATTCATTATCATCACAGCCTTATATACATATATACTATATTATATAATAGTATAGGGGGGTATAATTTGTTTCTTTTTTATTTATCTTTTTTATTTGAACCTCCCACAAAAGTTTCCTAATCCGTCCAACTCCACAGTCCTCAACCCCATGAGGAAGCACGAAACCCCAGGATCAGTCCCCGAGACCAGGACCCGAACCGAGGGATCCGTAGGGTGGCTCCCGGGCTGTACCCCGCAGGCACTGCATTGCAGTGGGGTGTGACCCCACCTATGCAGGTATTCCGCGGGGTGCACCCCGGCAGTTGGCCTACGATTGAGGGTCCAGCCCTGCGAGAGAGGCTGGCGGCGGGGTGACTGGCGGGGTGTACGGCGCTACGATCAGCCCATGTCGTTCAAGTCCGAGCAGGGGAAGCTCCAGAAGAAGGGCTATTCCAAGGAGAGCGCGGGCAAGATCCTCGGTGCTGCTGCGCAGAAGGCGAAGCACCCGAGCCCGGCGCAGAAGCGGGTGCTGCGGGCGCAGAAGCGGGTGCTGCGGGCGCAGAAGGGGAAGTAGCCGATGGTCAACTGGGACAAGGTCGCTGACTACGAGCGGGCGGCCAGGAACCCGGCGAACCCCACCGGGCTCACTGCTACGTACGAGCGGGTCGGTGGCGGTGTCGCGGCCGGCCCGCAGCCGGGCGGGTTCACCCCGTGGACGCCCACCACCTCGATGGCGGAGTCCGCCTACAGCTGGTACTCCGGGGCCAATCCCACCAGCGGCAGGAACGGCTGGGACACGGACTTCTACAACGAGATGTTCCGGCAGGTGGACCACTACCAGCGCCTCGCCGCGGAGCGCGACGATCCCACCCAGTTCTACAAGTGGCTGGTCCCGGGCAACCAGAGGGCCACGGGCGTCGCCATGTGGGACGACCCGGAGGGTCGCTTCAAGTTCGGCGACGTGTTCGTCAAGGGCAAGGTCCAGAAGGGCCAGAACCTCTACGACGTCCACGATGAGTACACGGCCGACCTGCTCATGGGCGAGCTCATGTTCAACCGGGTCGACAAGCAGCGGATGTTCGAGGATGACAACCGGGTCCAGCTGTTCCGCGACAAGGTGGAGTCGGAGCGGAAGCGGGGGAACGAGCGGGCGGTCTGGGCCGGCAGCGCCAAGGACTACAAGGACGACGTCGAGAAGAAGCAGGAGACCATCCGGGAGCACGGCGGCGGCGCGCTGATGACGCTGGCCGGCGGTGCCACGGCTGGCGGCATGGCATGGGGCGGCACGGTGCTCACCTCGATGGGGCTGGCCGCGGCCGGCTTCTCGTGGACTGGTCCCGGGGCCATCGGTGCTGCGGTCATCGCGGGTGTCGCCACGGCTGCGGGCCTTGCTGGCGGGTACATGAACCAGGACCAGCTGACGGAGATCACCGCCCGTGCATGGTCGAGGACGGAGCAGGCGGCCGAGCGGTACTCGACGGAGCGGGTCGAGGGTGACGGCACGTTCAACAGGTGGCAGCAGGTCGCTGCGGTGACCGGCTCGGCGGCGATGGGCGTCGGGGAGCTCGGCATGAAGTTCATGGCGCCGCTGAGCAACGTCACGCAGGGGATCGTCGATGCCAGCAGCGAGGGCGGCATCGGGGACGGCGAGTCGGAGTTCTACGCCTACAGCAGCACTGGCCGGCGTGAGGCCAACAAGTGGGTGCGCGGGCTGGACCTGGTGGCCACGGTGGGCGACTCCATGCTGCAGTTCGCCAACCCGTTCGGCCGCATGTTCTACATGGGCAACATGGCGGCGGTGGCGGGCGGCAAGTTCATCACCGGGCTCGGTGGGACGACGTTCAACGACTCCCGCGGTGCATGGGACAACATCGAGTCCATCCCCGAGGGGCTCTCCCTGGCCGGCTCGGTCGGCATCGACGTGCTGCAGATGGGCGTGGCGGGCAAGCTGCACTCCGCGAGCGAGAAGGCACGGGCCTGGGCCAAGGGTCCGTTCGATGACGCGAACAAGGTGGCGGATGACCTGTACGAGGTCACCCTGAACGGGCGGGTCTACAAGTACAACGACAAGCTCGAGGTGGTCAGCAGCAAGACCACGCTGGAGGCGCTGGTCCCCAGCGAGTTCCTGCGGTGGGTGCCGACCGGCTGGATGGCCCAGCGGATGGCGCTGCGCGACGGGCGGAAGATCGTCACCAGGGATGACCTGTTCCAGGCCGCGCAGAAGACGGCGAGCTACGGCACCCGGCTGGGTGATGCGGTGATCCTCGGCTGGGCGGAGGGTGGTGAGGAGGTCTTCCAGGCCGTCCTCGACCCGATGACCGTGGGCGAGACGGCGACGTGGGACCAGATCTTCGAGGCCGGCATGTACGGCGCGGCGTCCGGCATCGGCATGGGCATGAGCGGGAGCATGGCGCGGCCCTCCATCGCGCAACAGCAGGAGGCGCGGGCCAAGGTCAACGTCTTCATGCGCACGGGCATGATGCCGGACGACGCCCAGTGGAACGAGTTCTGGAAGAACGCCACGCCCGAGGAGCGGGCGCGGATGGCCACGGCCACCAAGCAGGAGAACGAGGACATCAAGACGATCGTTGACACGCTCACCGACCTCCAGCGCACGGACGACGTCCACTCCGCCACGATCGGTGCGGCGGGTGCGGAGGTCATGAAGACGGACTGGGAGACCTCGAGGAAGAAGGCGCTGCAGGAGGGCAACGGCAGCCTCGTCACGATGGGCTGGTCCGGCAAGAACATCGTCACCCCCCACGGTGTGATCGAGCGGAGCGAGTTCCCGGCCAACGCGGGCATCCTCTCGGCTGCCGAGTTCATGAACCAGATGCGCCTGATCTACCAGGGGAACACCGCGGCCCGCCAGAACTTCGAGGATGAGAAGGTCCGCCTCGACGGTGAGATGAAGAAGGCCACGGAGTCGAAGAACCAGGACGCGATCGACGAGGTGCAGCGCCTGATCGACGCGAACAACGTGCTCCTCGACGAGACGAAGGACCTGCTGGGCGTCAACAAGCAGATCCTCGCCAAGTTCGAGAAGGCGTTCGCGGACCTGACCTCGCAGCCTGACCCGGCCGAGCGCTCCCGGATCATCAAGTCGATCAACACCCAGATGCGCGCCGCGTTCTCCGGCGAGTGGGTCGACAACGCGGGGAACCGGGTCGACGATGCCACGCAGGAGCTGATCCGCCGTTCGGTCGAGCTGAAGATCGGCCGGCACCCGTACATGGATCGTGGCTCCTTCGCCGTGAAGGTCATGCAGATCAGCGAGGAGATGACCAAGTGGGGGATCAACAACACGATCTACACCCACCAGGGCGGCCTGAAGGCGCAGGGTGCCGACCACGACGGTGACACCACCATCCCGCTGCACGAGATCTACCTGCCGCGCGACCGGATGCGCGAGATGCGGCGCGGGACGCAGTACGTCTCCACGAAGTACAAGGCTCGGGCGAACAAGACGGACACCTCGCCGATGGATCCGTCCCGGGACGAGACGTTCCTCGAGATGATCGCGGACACCCCGGACTCCGAGCAGACGTTCCTGAACTACTTCAAGGCCGCGCACGACTCGGGGCCGGGCACCGACAGGTACAAGCAGCTGAACGATGCGCTCACCCACCTGAGCTCCTCGTTCCAGGCCAGGTACGCGCAGAGCAACAACGGCCCCATCGAGGACGCGGTGCTGTCCAAGGCGCTCGACCAGTTCAAGGTGGACGTGCGCTCGGGCGTGGTGTCGGCCCGGCAGACGCTGGTGGAGACGCTGTTCAACCACAACGCCGAGGGCCTGTTCGAGATGGGCGACCGGGCGGTCAACGGCGAGATGGCCGGCCCGGAGATGCTCTGGATGCTGAACCGGATCAACATCATGTTCGACTCGGTGCAGCAGGGGCTGGCCCATATCAAGGCGCTGCAGCCGCAGAACGCCCCGGTCGGCAACCCGGCCCGTGTGGCCAAGGAGCGGGACTTCCAGAACGGCATCGCCCGGCTGAACGCGGCCAACGCGGGCCAGGCGCTGTCCATGCTGGGCTCGGTGGTGTCCGTCCGGCAGGGGCAGGTGCTGCACTACTCCCCGTTCCTCCGGTCGCTGACGGATGCCGGGTACCTGAAGAAGGGCTCGGGGATCTCCCAGCAGCAGTTCGACCTCGCCAACCAGTACGCGGCGCAGAGCGGGCAGTGGGAGTCGGACGTCGCGCATGTGCAGGGCCGCAACGCCATCCAGAACAGGGTGAACGTCTGGATCGACATGCTGGTCGAGGAGATCATGGCGAACACGCCATCCCTCTCCAGGACGCCGGCGGAGATCAGGATGCTGCTGGCCAACATGTCGGTGCCCAACCTCGTGGAGAAGGACGGCACCTACACGGTGACCGAGGGCTCGATCACCTTGCTGCAGCTGCTGCTGCGCAAGAGCCTGGCGATCGAGGAGGTCAACTCCCGCAAGGCGCTGCCGGACGATCCGATCCACGCCAAGATCAAGAAGCTGAAGGCGCTGACGGTGCCGAAGGGGCCGCACTCGGTCACCCACGCCAAGGCCGTGCTCGAGGTGTTCGGGGACCGCCAGCTGCACGAGCTCGTCGGGGACTCCTCGATGTACATCGCGCCCTCGATGACGCTGAACCAGCTGAAGATGCACATCATCGGGATGGGCAAGATTCAGCGCGACCAGACCGTGGCCCGCCTGCACCGCTCCCCGGCGTACATCAAGCCCTCGAAGCTGGCGGATCCGCCGTGGGGGATGGAGGTCCTCGAGACCGGTGAGGTCAGCGCCTTCTCCATGATGGTCGACTCGATCGCCTCGGTCGCGCGGACGATGGTGAAGGACACGGAGGACGCAGACCAGCGCGCCCACAACACCTTCACCAAGGGCTTGTCCGGCCTGCAGCGGGAGATCGCCAACTTCCGCACCCAGAACGCGCTGCCGCTCATGAAGAAGTACGGCAAGGACGTGAGCAACGCCAACATCCTGAAGGAGTTGCTGCGCGCCCGGCCCGAGCTGGCGATGGAGGTCGCCAAGATCATCCCGAAGGCGTCCCAGCTCGGGGTGTTCGAGGTCGACGGCCACGATGTGAAGGTCGCCAAGTGGGTCGACAAGATGCTGCTGGCCAAGCCGGACGAGGCAGCGAAGATCTGGTTCGTCCACACCAAGCTGGCAGAGCTGAACCAGCTCGCCGGCACCAAGGCCCGGGGCCTCGAGGAAGAGGAGAGCATCGACGCTGACACCACAGCCGAGGCAGCGGGCAAGATCCACTTCGATCGCATCGAGTCGCGCTTCCTGCAGTTGCTCCACCACCTCTCCCAGCAGCCGGACCAGATGGAGCTGATGAAGCTGCTGAAGCTGATGGAGCAGCCGGGCACCCTGCAGGACTTCTTCGACGACATCAACGAGCAGGACGCCTGGAGGATGGACCGGGAGCGACTGTTCGCCTACCACGACGACGTCAAGATGTTCGAGGTGGACTTCGACGACGTCTGGAACTCCGGCACCCCGGGCACCGTGACCCGTGAGGCGCTGCAGCAGTGGGGCAAGAAGCTCTCCGTGTACGGCAAGCGGGCCGCGGAGACCGAGGTGATCCGCAAGAACAACGAGTCGCTGCTGGCGAACATGGTGGCCAACCGCAAGGACCCGACGGTGTCGGCCCCGCACGCGACGTACAACGCCCTGCTCGAGGACCTGATCAAGTTCCGGCGGAAGTTCCCCGACACGCAGGGCCAGATCTCCCGCGATCAGGTCATGGCGCTGATGCAGCACGCCCTCGCACGCACCCACGACAAGGGCAAGGGCGACCCGAACGCCGCCCCGTTCGGCGAGGCGACGGTCACGATGGACGGCTTCGGCTGGGCTGACGGCCTGCGCCAGGAGGCCAACGCCATGACGATGCTGGACTTCGCCGACGTGGCCACGAACCTGACGAAGCTGGTCGAGGGGCCGGTGCGCATCATGATGCCGGACGGCTCGTCGGTGCGGATCGACGTCTCGGACGGGGACCAGGCGCTGGCGATGCTGGCGGATCCGCGGACCCAGCCGCTGGCGATGGCCATCCTCGCCCCCACCGTGCGCGACGTCGACAACAACGGCGTGCTGCAGACCTACATCGACCTCGACGGCAGCCATGTCAGGGACATCGGCAAGATGCTCGAGGAGACGGTGAACGGCAACGTCCTGTTCGCCGAGAAGTCCGAGTGGTCCGACAAGGTCAAGCAGGCCCACCGCTACATCGGGCTCATCGAGGGCCATGTCAGGAAGGCCGTGGCGAACGGGACGCCCGAGGAGCGGTCGGCTGGCTACATGCCGATCATGAACATGATCAACGACTTCCTCGTTGCCTACACCCACGGCCCAGCGAACCGCACGGTCGACAAGGAGATGATGCGGCAGAAGCTGATCGTCGAGGTGGCGGACGCCATCAAGGACATCTCCCGCCTCGATCCTGCTCTGCATGGTGACCTGCTCAAGCGGGTCAAGGAGAAGATGTACGCCCGCCTGACCGACGACGCCGGCCCGTACAAGGACCTGTTCCAGTCGGAGATGGAGAAGGAGTTCATCCACCTCGGCCTGATGCAGAAGGCGCAGAAGTACATCCAGCACGAGCAGAACCGGATCGACGCCGAGCGCGACATCCTGAACGACGAGAAGCGCAATGCCACGGACCCGGCAAGGATCCAGGAGATCAACGACAAGCTGGCTGAGCTCAAGCTGTCGATGACGGCGCTCTCGGATTCGATCAAGCGGCTCACCTCGGACTCGGGCTTCCTCGAGCTGCCGAAGATGACGCTGCGTGATCTCAACTCCATGACCGAGATGTTCACGCTCGACCCGAACGCCGATCCTGCGGCCAAGGCGATGAAGCGCGTGACGATCATGCAGTGGCTCGAGTCGGGGAACCGGATCAACAGGTTCCGCCCGAAGGAGCACATCGACCTGTACCACAAGGCGAAGAAGCTGATCTTCCACGATCCCGGTGAGCTGGCGACCGAGGCGGAGCGTGACCAGGCGTACGCGGACCAGATCACGGACAAGGAGTGGCAGGTCCTCGGTGGCTGGGCGATGTCGGCCTACACCTCTGACCTGATGAGCCGTGGTGCATCCACCTACGAGCTGCCGACGGCCATGCTCGGGGACGACGCCCTGAGCCAGCGCAGGTACTTCGACATCTCCCAGGGGTACCTGGCCGAGCCCCTGTTCGACCCGAACGTCCTCCATGCTGCCCGTGAGCTGGCGATGAAGCACTCGTACGGGGGGACGGACCCGACGATCTCGTCGATCGAGAAGAAGCTGACCGAGGGCACCGACTCCCTGCTCAGCGAGAAGCGGATCGGCAAGTGGTCCGACCGGATCCCGGTCGAGTCGATGAAGGCGCGGCAGATCATGCTGACCGCCCCGGTCGGTGCGGCCGTGGCGATCGAGGGCAACGACCCGAAGGAGATGGAGTCCTACGTCTCATCCAGCCTGATCACCTGGAAGAAGCCCGAGGCTGTTCACCACTCGCAGCACACGCTCACCGGCAAGGCCACCTCGAGTGCGCCTGATCTGCTGAAGCCCGGCTTCCCTGAGTCCTACGTCAAGCTGCAGGGCCACTTCCTCCGCGGTGCCAAGATCACCGACCTGCAGGGGAACGAGATCGTGGCGGCCAATGACTTCTTCGAGATGATCGGCCGGGTGAACACCACGAACGATGCGATCGAGCAGTCCGGGTACCGGGTGTTCACGCTGCAGCGTCTGAATCAGGCGCTCAACACGCTGCGCTCCAACGGGATCCTGACCACCGACTTCAAGATCGAGCTCGACTACGTGGACGTCGACAAGATGCCGGCCACCAAGGAGTGGGCCAACAACATCTTCTTCGACGGCGTGGGTCGTGAGGACCAGGGTGGCTCCGGCGTGGGTGCCATCGCCGCCCTGTTCTTCGGCGTGAACGGGCTGAACAAGCTGGGGCAGCAGCAGCCGCTGGACATGGCGGCCAAGAAGGGCAAGCAGTTCCGGGCTCACGTCACCACCATGCTGGACGAGGTCGAGCAGATGGAGTCGCAGGGCACCATCTCCCACCAGCTGATGCTCAAGGCCATGCACATGTGGAGCCAGGACTACCCCACCGGCTCCCTGCTCCCGATGGACCTGCCCTCGCTGCACAAGCTGATGCGGATGCGGCACGTCGTCAAGGTCACCCAGCATGACGGGTCGATCGAGTTCGTCTGGCCCGAGAAGATCATCTCTGAGGAGCAGGCGCTCGGCCCCAACCAGAGCCTGCCGTACCAGGATGTCCAGCTGATCCCGCTCAGCGACTCCGTGGCGCAGACGCTGCGAGGTGCAGCCGGCTACATGGGCGTGTCGGGCAAGATGATCAAGCCGGTCTTCCAGCTGAAGGACCTGATGATCCAGCCGGATCTCTCTCTGGCCCGGCTCAAGGCACTGGGCATCACCCGCCTCGGCGAGACCACTGAGCTCGCGGAGTCGCTGCTCGCCACCACGACTGCCCTGCCGCGGGCTCGCCAGCGGAAGTCCAAGGAGGCCAAGGCGCTCGATGATCGCTGGACCCTGCGGATCAAGAAGTGGGTCGAGGAGCGCGAGGAGACCTCCCTGCGCAGGCTCGACAAGCGCAAGAAGGGCAAGGGCACCCTCGACATCACCCGGATCAACCAGGAGAACATCGACAGGCTGACACAGGCCATCTCGCTGGAGGCGCTGCAGCCGCTGTTCAACCGGATGGGCGTGCCCCACTCCGACCTGTCGAATGGTGATGCGATCACCCGCAGCCAGGCGATGGTCGCACGGCTCGGTGACACCATGACCGACACGAACAACATGGTGTTCCTCCACGATCACAAGTCCGATTCCGACCCGTCGCAGGGCCGGCTGAGTGCTGCGTCCCTGAGGAAGGGCTTCGATCGCAAGAGCCCGTTCCGCCCCATGTACGGCGACGTGGTCGTCATCGACATGCAATCCATCCTCGACGCCACGGGTCAGAACCACGAGAAGGCACTCGAGCTCGCGCTCGACGTGGTGAAGGCGTACTCGGAGTACGGCGTGACGATCGCGCTCATGAACCCGCCCGGTGAGCAGGACATGCGGGTGGGTGTGTCCCAGGCCCTGGCCAACGGATGGCTCGGCTACGAGGCGATGGCCCACTCCGGGCACATCTTCTCCCCGATGACACCCGACTCGAAGTACGAGCAGGCCCAGCGTGCTGCGGAGTCCACCCTCACCGAGGTCGTCCCCATGTCCGCACGGGGTCTCGTTCTCGGCCTCGCCTCGAACGGGCTGGCCACCGACCTCAGCGAGAACAACACCCACATCTGGGCCGAGAAGGACGAGCAGTTCAACCGGGTGACCCACACGATCATGCCCGTCCAGATGGATGCGACCAAGCAGGGCCGGCGCCCCGGCCGGTCGTACAACGTGCCGACAGCCGGCATCGGCAGGGATGGCCACGACCAGCGTGCCAAGCTGACTGCTGAGCTGCCCGCCCTGCTCACGAACGACGAGGTCGTCAAGACCCTGAAGAAGATGACGGGCGGGGACGCACAGTCCAACCCGAAGAACGCGAGGATCCGCAAGTACCACAAGGACAGCGACATCCTCGAGCCCGGCATCATGTCCTTCGACGATGCGCTCGAGGAGCTGATCAACAACCTGCAGAACGGCATCTGGCCCACGGATGTGGGCACCACGATCCGCACCGGCACGATGATCCCGCTGGTCTCCAAGAACGGCGACGTCTACATCTACCGGGTGGGCTTCGAGCATCCGAGCATCGACGAGATGACGAAGATGCACAACCAGACTCCGGGCGATCTGGCGAGCAACCTGCCCATGAAGCTGTCCATCTCCAAGGCCAAGGTCGACAAGAAGCAGTCGCTGCCTCCGCCGTTCGAGGTGGTCTCCGTGACCCCCGACGTCAACGGACTTTCAGTTATCGGCAAGGCCGTAACCGACAGTCATGTCAAGATGGGCCGCGAGGGTGTGGGTTTCAAGGACGGGATGACGCACATCCCCGGCCACTGGAAGTTCCCTGCGGACCCGATGAAGGCGACGCAGGACGCCCAGGGGATCCATGTCACCCGCTTCTACTCGGAGACGAGCACCGTCGCCAAGGGAGCGTGGCAGGGGTTCTGCGACAACTTCCGCGACATCTTCACCGTCACCGGCATCGACTTCCGGGACGACCTGCTCGACGCTGCGTTCGGCACCAACCGGGATCCTGCGGACGCCTCGACGCAGTGGAACACCTTGCAAGAGGTCTTCGAGATCTGGTCGAAGGTGAGCAAGAACTTCACCGCCGAGGAGATCGCTCGCGCGATGGATTCCGACACGGTGCTGGCGGGGCTGGGCGCCGAGGTCAATGCGATCGGTCGCAGGGTCGCCGGCACCAACTGGACGGACGTGGACTGGACCACTCCGAACCGCTCCAGCCTGAACCCGCAGCAGGACATCTTCCGCATCGTCATGGTGACCCTGGCTGCACCGGGGATGAAGCTCGAGCACGTCCTGTCTACCTCGGGCCTGATGACCGTGAAGGACCGGAACTCGCCGGCGAACTCGATTCTGAGGATGCCGCCGCTGTTCACGGATGCCCTGAACAGCCCGAAGAACCCAGAGCTGCGCGACTACCTGATCGGGAAGATCAACTCGCGGATGCCGAGGGACGCCGCGGGCAACCTCACCCACTACTTCGATCGTCGGCTCCGCTTCCACCAGAGGATCTGGAGCGACACGGTCAATGGGGGCAAGGGCGGCTGGATGGATGTGGAGGGCACGCTCCAGGTCCACATGCCGATCCCGTTCGACGAGAATCACCAGACGCTGACGCAGGCGTCCCTGCAGAACGAGGCCCCTGCCTCGCCGCACATCGCGCGCACGGTGGAGAGCGCAATCGGTGGCCTGACCGCCACCAGGCCGCTGAAGCGGGACAAGGACGGGAACCCGATCCCCGAGCGCACCAAGCTCGACGAGATCTACGGCGACAACGAGGTCATGCGGTTCGACAACGGTGACGGCGAGACGATCTACAACCTGATCCGCAACTTCGCCGGCCGCTCCCCGTACTCCCCGTACGACCGCAAGCAGCCGATGGAGGTGGCCTACGTCGAGGAGGCAGACGCCCAGGTCCGCCAGTACGCGACGACGGCACCGTGGCAGAAGTGGAGCAAGCAGGAGAAGGCTGCTGCTCGCTCCGCTGCAGTGTCGATGATCCAGAGGCTGAACCTCGATCAGCTCGGCGGCAGCGAGATGATCGACGAGATCGACTTCCTCGTGCGGCAGTTCCTCGGTGCTCCTGCTCCGTCTGCTCAGCAGCAGAGGGATGGGACGTACCAGGACCAGCTGACGTCAGAGATGTACGTGCAGGCTGTCGAGCTGATGATGATCAACATCCAGAACAACTGGCACCCGCTGCATGGGGCGGCTGTCCCGCTCGAGCACGAGTCGTTCTGGAAGATGGTCTACAACGCCCAGCTCAGGATCCCTGCTGCACGGTCTGATGAGCGGTGGGCTCCTGCTGCGCTCGAGGGCGGGAAGACGACGACCCTTGCCAAGGGCTGGGACGAGTGGGTCGTGAGCCTCCACGGGCAGCTGAGGGAGTCGGACTCCCCGTTCCACAGCATGTTCGGCACGGCGCTCGACGGCTTCTACCACACGTACCAGGGGGCCACCGACCTGTTCATGGAGATGGACCTGTCGGTGAACGCGGCCAAGGCTGCGAAGCTGATGGACGAGAAGACGAACAGGTACTACCTCTCGATCAGCGAGGGGCATGACTCCATCCTGCGCAACCCGGTCGTCATCGACGGGATGCTCTACACCCTCGAGACGCTGACGGGCAGCATCGACCCGCTCTACACCGCAGACACCGCGGCCACCACGCCTGACTCCACACTGGCTGCACAGATCGAGAAGCAGAGGGAGTGGCTGGCTGGCAAGAAGATGGCCAAGCAGAAGCGGCTCTCGGTGAAGCAGTACGCCAAGGTCGGGGCTGCGTACCAGGAGAACTCGCGCGTCACGAGTGCGTTGCTCCACAACATCATGCACCTCTCGATCGCCAACCGGCTGTTCAACCCCCAGCTGTACATGTCGGCCATCCTCGAGGTCCCGTTCCGCAGCCAGATCGAGCACTTCACGAACTTCATCTACGGGGCACACCAGGGTGCTGGATCTCGTCAGGCGCAGAACGCGCGTGAGGAGATCAACAAGTTGCTCAACGTCCTCCGTCGGCTCGATAAGCGCGAGGAGGTCGTGGTCCAGCCCTACTTCACGAATCAGCAGCGGGACATGCTCGACCAGTTGGTGGAGACCCTGTCGCACAGCAACGAGCTGTTCGGCGAGCTCTACAAGGAGATGTCCTACCAGATGTTCGTGAACCGCGAGCATCGGACGAAGCTCGGATCCGGCCTCGAGACGATGGCCCACACCGCGGCCCGGATCATGGCCGACCCCAAGTGGGGCATGACGGGCAAGGCCGTGGTTCGCAGGTACATCGACGCTGCGTGGGAGGTCCTGTCCCTGACGGACAGCAACATCACCGTCGAGCAGTTCGTCGAGATGATGCGCAGGGATCCGCTCTGGCTCAAGAAGATGACCTCCGACCAGCGGGGCGGCGCGCACAAGATGGCCATGAACCGTGTGGCCCAGAACCGTGGTGCCAAGCAGACGCTGGTTGCGCAGCACATGATGAAGCGGGTCGAGGCCATGACCTCGAGCTCCAGCTGGATGATCAACACCACGGGCCACGCGGTCAAGATCCCTTTCGCCTTCACCCGCTTCAACATGAACATGTTCATGACGGTCACTGGGCTGCAGGCGTTCGACACGATGGCAGCCATGTGGCTGGACGGCAAGCAGAAGCCCGAGTACTTCAAGCGGATGGCGGCTCGGGCTCGTGGCGAGGCGTACCAGCAGGACACGGAGAACAGGTTCGACTACTCCGACGTGCTCGACGGCGTGGACCTGTCCCGTGCCTTCGTCCGTGGCGCTGTCACCCAGACCCAGTTCTTCATCGCCGGCTTCCTCGCGTCGAACCTGGGCCTCGGTGGCGAGGATGAGGAGGAGCGGAAGCGTCGCAAGCTGGCCGAGCTGCTCAACATCCCCTACTACCACGACCCGTACAAGGCGAACAACGACTTCAGGATGAAGGACGCGATCTTCCTCGACAACATCCCGATCCTGAACGGGCTGTTCAAGGACCCCACAGGTCGATCCGCCATCCAGCCCCACTGGGTGATGAAGCAGTTCCTCTCCCCGATCATGGGGATGCAGAGGTTCTTCGACACCGGGAACTTCAACGAGGTCAGGCTGGGGTTCTGGGACGCCGCTGCGGCAATCCCCAACTCCATCACCCGGCTGTACCGGGAGGTCGACGTGTCCGCCCGGATGCTGATGATGAACGCGAAGGACCTGGACCTCGACACCCCGGAGGGCAACGCTGCGTACATGGGCACGTTCGCCCACATCGTTGGGATGTACGAGCGTGCGATCTTCGAGAACAACTGGATCAACTCGATCCGTAACGCGAAGGACGAGTACGACCGGAACCCGTGGCTGATCCCGGCGACTGACGAGGAGGGCAACATCCTCCGGGTCAACGGCATGGGCGTGCCCGAGGAGACGGACGCACTCCACGGCTACGTGAAGCCGGACGGCACGATCGGCAACGCCTACCTGACGCGCGAGGGGATCCAGGCCACCCTGCACCAGTACTCGGAGAACAACGCCGTCGCGGCCACGATCCTCTCCCTGTTCACCGGGGGGACCAGCAGCACCTACCTCCGCAGGAACATGGTGCCGAAGACGCCGACCGCGTTCGTCGACGAGGCCACCAAGTCGGAGGCCAAGGCCCTGATCCTCGCCGCATGGCACGGTCTGGGCGGCGCTCCCGAGTACTCGAAGATGGACATCATCAAGACGCTGCAGGAGAAGTCCAAGGCTGCTGGTATCTGGTACGACCAGGATGACATCGAGGCCGAGGCCGACGCGATCTACGCCTCGCAGACTGACAGCGACTACATCCTCAGCATCCTGGATGATGAGGGACGCGAGCTCATCCAGAAGGACGGTGGCTCTGCGGTCTACCGGGCGCTCTGGAAGGGCGAGCTCCAGCTCGGTGATGCGTCCCTGCGTGGCGTTGCGATTCCGATCCCGATGCGCAAGGAGATCGGGGAGGAGCTGCTGGACGATCTCATCCAGAAGGGTGTCGACGATGGGATGACCCAGCAGCAGGCGAACTACATGGCCAACCGGCTCTGGTACGGGGACCCCCAGTTCCCTGACCAGCCCGGCCTGAAGGCGCTGCTGAACGACGACCGGATCCCCACCACTCCCAAGGCGGAGTACCTGCAGGCCAACCTGACCTACGTGATCGGGCCGGATGGCAAGCCGTGGGCCACCCCGTTCGAGAAGCAGTCCCTGTTCCAGGCCATCACTGGCATCCCGTCGCCGCACCAGGTCTGGAAGCCGAGGAAGGGCACGCACCTCGACGCGCGATACAACGTCGTGGACGACGTGCTCGGCATCAACACTGGGCAGGCCGGGCTCATCCCGAAGCCGATCGAGCCCAAGGAGGAGGAGGAGAAGGAGAAGAAGGACGTCGGAGACGATCCGCTCAAGAACTCCACCTCCAAGAAGTTCTACCCCCGCCGCGGGTCGTACGGCTACCGTCGCTATGGCTACCGTCGCTATGGTCGCGGTGGCTACGGTGGTGGTGGTGGTGGTGGGTACAGCAGCAGCCCGAGGTTCGACCGGATGGATCGCCTGCCCACTGGGACGGCTGCACGGTTCGACAACGTCTACGCGATCAACACGAACACTCCGCTCATCCGTCGCTCCGAGGTGCGTCGTGAGCGAATCACGTCCGAGCGAGGGAGGCTGAAGCAGTGGCAGTGATGATGGACGAGAGCCCGATCCGCTCCTTCGAGGACTGGTACGGGGAGTACCGCATCGACTCGAGGGACGGCACGCTCGATGTCCGAAACATTGCGCCATTCGGACATCACATGTACCAGCAGTACCAGCAGTACAAGTCCGAGATGGACAAGCGCGTGGCCAACTACTACAAGCTGGAGAAGCTGGCCGACGGCTCAGTCATCACCCCGAAGCCCGACCTGCCCAACATCTCCTCCGGGGAGACGGCTGGGCTGATCCGGCGGATCGCCCGCAATCTTGTGCAAAACTGCCCCAATGTCGAGGTGCTGTCCAAGTTCGACGACGACTCGACGATGGGGATCTTCAGCAAGCACATCCTCACCACGAAGATCATCGGCACCGACAACTACAGCAACGACATGCAGCAGAACCTGTTCGCCTCGACGAAGACCGCGCTCACGCTCGGCTTCGACGTGGTGATCCCCGTGCTGCTGCAGGACGCAGCCGGTGGCTGGTACATGAAGTACGACTCGATCCACTACCGGGACGTCTTCCCCGAGCCCGGCGCCCGTGACGTGCGGCAGGCCACCGAGGTGTTCGTGCGCCGGTACCTGACCAAGGGCGATGTCCATGCCCTGATCCGCGGCAACGTCACCGGCTGGGATCCCGCTGCACTGAAGTCGCTGCTGAAGTCCGCGCCCTATGGTCGTAGCCACGAGTCGGTCGACTACCAGACCAACAAGTTCGGCATCGTCCCCGAGGGCTACGAGATCATCACCTGGTACTCCTCGACCGGCGTTCCGTTCCTCACCTTCTCCCCGTACACCAAGCACCTGCTGCGCATCGAGCAGAACAAGCACCCGCTCAAGCAGCACCCGGTCCACTTCCTCGTGCTCGAGAAGGACAGCCAGCAGCCGCTCGGCAAGTCGCAGGTCGAGCTGCTGATCGGCCGGCAGGACTTCCAGGACCTGATGCTCAACGGGGCGATGAAGCTCTGGTACCGGAACATCAACCCGAGCATCATCGGCTTCGGCACGACCAACGCGATCCCGAACCTGAGCCCCGGCAAGTACACGCAGATCGGCAACCCGAACGCCCGCATCGAGCCGTTCGAGGTGAACACCCAGACGCTCATGCAGTTCGGTGCGATCAGCGAGCAGAACCTCGGCTCGATGGTCAGCCTCATCGGGGCGGCCGACCAGCAGATGGCGACGCAGGCAGGCAACGGATTCTCCGCCACGCCGCAGGGTGTCGAGGCCCAGCAGCAGATGGTGGACATCACCACGAACAACTACCAGAAGGCGATCGAGTCCTTCTTCAGCCACTACTGCTCGTACGCCCTGACCATGTACTTCCAGGAGCTGAAGGCAGTCAGGCGCGTCACGCCCACCGCTGATGCCCGGCTCAAGCTGCTCAAGGCCGGCCTCCCGGTCGAGGTGCTGAACCCGGACGGCACGCTCGACATCGACTTCGCCAACCTCGCCATCGAGTACTGGGTCCGTGTGGTCCCCGGCTCGCTGGTGGAGATGGAGGACGAGAAGCAGCTGCGGATCCTGAACGAGCTGTTCGTCCCGCTGTCGCAGGCGATGCCGGCGCTGGCTGCTGCACAGGACCAGCAGATGCTCGCGCAGGCCGCGAAGGCGATGCAGTACATCATCGGCAAGCAGATCGAGCTGTCGGGCTCGACCTCGGCGAAGGACCTCGGCCTCGTGTTCAAGGGCGACCAGCAGGCTGTGGACGAGCGGGACGCCCGCATCGGCACTGTCGAGGACACCATCAACGATGTGGCGTCGAACATGAACGATGCGATGCTCATGAACGAGAACGCGCTGCGCCAGATGCAGGAGCAGATCGCCCTTCTCAGGGAGACGCAGCAGAGCATCTTGCAAGCTCTAGGTGCCGTGGAGCCTTCTTCCGGTGCTGAGGGACCGTACAACGAAGGAGGTATGTCGACAGGCCCACAAGAGCCTACTAACGTGATGCCCGCCAGCGCCTGAGGATCAGGCAACCGCAACGACAGGAGGATGCGACATGGTCGCACCAGTCCAGAAGGACAGCCTGACCGACTACCAGGTCGCTCTGGCCACGTACCTTCGCATCACCAGCCCCGTGGCTGGGATGTTCACAGGCAACGAGATCAAGCCCAACCCCAACGCCCGCAGCATCCGCGTGCCGGACATCCGGGTCGACGACTACATCGTGGACGCGGACATCAGCCGCATCGGCGCGGACCACTACTCGGGATCCGAGTACACGTCCGAGTGGAAGAACGGCATCCCTCCGATCGAGTGGCGCACGTACTCCATGAGCCGGCATCGCGCTTTCGGCTTCACGGTGTTCGACGAGCAGCTCCAGTACTCGCCGATCAAGAACATCGTGCAGGAGTACACCGGCCGCAAGATGCAGACCACGGTGCTCCGCGACCACGACAAGTACTGCCTCCTCGCCGCCGTCATGGGCCACATGACCGGCAAGCTGGTGCCGCGGCTCAGCACCGACGTCCCGCCCCCGGAGACGGATGACGCCGACCGCATCGCCTGCACCGGCAACGCCGCCGACTACCGCTGGATCGCGGAGCCGGGCGAGGACTACGACAACCAGATCCAGCCGTCGTTCGCCACGATCACCGGCATGTACCTCGACGACACGGATCCGCTGAGCACGCTCGACGCCCTCACCCTGCTGTTCTCGGACAACTGGTTCGACAGCAACTTCGGCAACAGCGAGCGCTTCCTGCTCATCACCAGCGCCCTCGAGCTCGTGTTCATCAACGCGCTCATCGACAAGGGTGCCGGCACCGAGTCGGCGTTCAAGCTGTACCGCGACGGTGACATCTCGGGCGCGAACGCGGCCGGCTACCTCGGCACCCTGAAGGGGTCGTGGAAGCTGGTCAAGATCCACCCCGAGTTCCTGCCGAAGGTGTACACGGACGCCAACCTGGTGGTCGACCCGGTCGCCAACTCCGGCACCGGCTCGCGCACCCTGCGTCAGGTCGTCGCCCTGGCCGCGTACAAGAACGCGATCCAGACGTACGAGTACTTCTCGCAGAAGCGCCAGCAGGACGGCGGCACCCGGTTCAAGGGGACCGAGTACGTGCAGGACTTCTCGTACGACTGCTGGGTCATCGACCAGCTCTCGGAGGGAGTGGTCCCGTTGTTCCTCCCCGCCTCGGTCACCAACCTGCAGGTCGTCGACGACTCCTTCCAGTTCGTCGCCGATCAGGTCGCTGCGGCCCGCGCCCAGCTGTCCGTCTCGCCGGTCACCTACCCGCTGTCTGGTGTCGACACGCTCAAGTCCCGGCCCACGTGGTTCCACTCGCCGTACACCAGCGGTGGGCTCCTCGACGGCAACCTGCCTGTGCAGGAGGCCGGCGACCTGGCGACCTGGGCCTGAGGAGGTAGCAGATCATGGAGCAGTTGATCGAGCTGCTGAAGCAGATCCAGGAGTTGGCCGGTGTCGCCATCGAGGCGCTGCAGGGCGCTGCGGAGGGTGCGCCCGCAGAGGGCGAGCCCGGCGGTGGCGGCGGCGGTGGCCGCGAGGCTCCTCCCAAGGAGGAGATGGCCGAGGGCAAGCAGCCCCCGCCCGAGCAGGGCTGACGTCTCGTGAGGGGCGGGAGTCGATGCAGCTCCCGCCCCTCACAGGGAGGATTGGGCCATGAGCCTTGGCAACACTCCTCGCCGTGAGACGAACATCGCGGTCGAGGCCAACAAGTCCTACGCCTTCGGCATCCACCTGAAGGATGTCGAGAACCGTCCGATCGACATCACGGACTGCGTCATCCGTCTCGTGGCGACGCAGGGTGCCCAGGGTGGTGGGCTCGAGGTGCTGGACATGGTCGCCGTCCATGTCACGGATGTGGCTGGCTTCGTCCAGTTCCAGTTCCAGGCCGAGGACCTGGCGCTGGATCCCGGCACGTACTCCTACGACGTGACGTTCCTGCCGCCCAGCGGGTACTCCACCCCGCTGCTCAAGGGCAACATCGAGGTGGGCGTCAACGCCGACCTCGACTCGTCCAACGTCTACAACTCGGTGAACGTGGGCAGCGACGTCACCGCGATCATGCGTGAGAACGACCTCGTCGAGATCACGATGGAGCGGCTGGACGGCCTGTACCTCGTGGTCACCAGCCTCATCAAGGACTTCGTGGACACGGTGGCTGCCGAGATCGCCAAGGCCAACGCGGCTGCTGATCGTGCTGAGGCGGGCGCCAGCCTCTCCAACGTCTACGCCGACCGGATGAAGGACTGGCTGGACAACGCCGGCTACCCGTTCTGGAAAGGAACGCAGGCGGAGTTTGACACGATCGCGCACAAGCGCCACATTCTTTACCTGATCGTCGACGACGAGGTGACCCCGTGACGGACATCAACACGCTTCCGCAAGAGGTCAACATCGACCACTATGCGGGCGACACGTTGACGATCCATGTCATCATCGATTCCGCCGTCGTGGCCGGCAGGACGTGGAAGGCGCAGGTTCGCACGAAGGCAGCGGTGCCGAGGATCGACGCGGAGTTCGGCATCATCCCCACGGCCGAGGGCGTGGACCTCGTGCTCTACTCCACGGACAGCCTCGAGCTGGCACGGCGTGGGCCGTACACCGGCATGTGGGACGTCCAGCTCGCAGAGGCAGACGGCTCTGATCCCGTGACCACGATCGCGTATGGGGAGATCCGGCTGCATCCCGATGTCACCCGGATCTCGCCATGACCGATCTCGAGATCAGGGTTGCCCCACCTGCAGCGGCAGAGGTCCGCGTCGAGCTGCCGACGATCCATGAGCTGACGTTCGCCCTGCCCGGCCCGGTCAAGATCGAGCCGAGCATCGGGCCGGCCGGACCCCGTGGGGAGCCGGGACCGGAGGGACCGGAGGGGCCGCCCGGCCTCCAAGGGATCCAGGGGCCGAAGGGCGACAAGGGCGACAAGGGTGACAAGGGCGACACCGGAGCAGACTCGACTGTCCCCGGTCCCATTGGGCCAGAGGGACCGCAGGGCCTGAAGGGTGACAAGGGAGATCCCGGAGCAGACTCGACTGTCCCCGGTCCCATTGGGCCGGAGGGACCGGAGGGGCCGCAGGGCATCCAAGGGATCCAAGGGATCCAAGGGATCCAAGGGATCCAAGGTGAGAAGGGAGACCCCGGAGAGCTGACCGTTGCAGGTCATGCGCTGATCGACCACACCGGGATTCCCGGCGTCGGTGGTGGCGGGGTGTTGGACCACGGCGACCTGACCGGGCTGGGGGATGACGACCATCCGCAGTACCTGAACAACGCGCGTGGGGACGCCCGCTACGACGCAGCCGGGGCTGCCGGCACTGCTGAGTCGAACGCGAAGACCTACTCCGACAACCAGATGGCAGCCCACCTGATCGACCCCAACCCGCACCCGTTGTACCGCCAGGTCGAGGTCGGGCTTACGCAGCCCACGGATCCGAACGTCCTGCTCTGGATCGACACGGGCAGTGACTACTGATGGCCACGCTCAAGCTGGCCGACGGGACGCTGATCCCACTGGTCGGCGCGAAGGGACCGACCGGGGCCAAGGGGCCGACCGGGGATCCCGGGGCCAAGGGTGCTACCGGCGACAAGGGACCGACCGGGTACACGGGTGCCACGGGTGCCACGGGTGACACCGGGGCCACCGGGCCACAGGGCTACACAGGCGGTCAGGGTCCGCAGGGTTACGGCGGTGCTCCCCCTGGCGTCACGTTCAGGATTGGGGAGGTCGGGCTCACCCCGGTGGCGAACACCTCGACCGGGGTGGGTATCAGCTACTCCGGGTTCACCAGTGCTCCGACGATCTTCGCTGCAGCACGTACCTCGGTGCCCGGCACCGTCACGGACTGCGGTGTGTACGCGGGTCCGAGCACGACCGGGTCGGCCGTGAACGTCCGGCGCTCCAACACGACCACCACCTACGTGCAGTGGATCGCGGTGGGAGTGGGGTGGCCGTCCTCATGAGCGTGCTGCGGTACTACGACATGTCCGATGGGCAGTGGAAGCTGCTCACCTTGCCGGCCGGTGCTACGGGTGCCACGGGCGACAAGGGGCCTACCGGCGACACGGGTGACAAGGGTGCCACGGGCGACCGGGGAGCCACGGGTGCCACGGGTGACAAGGGTGCCACGGGTGCCACGGGTGATCGTGGCCCCACTGGCGGCACAGGACCGATCGGGTATGACGGGGATCCGTCGAACTCCGGCAACTACGGGTGGCCGCGCTGGCGTCTCTGGTGGGGGACTCAGAACATCTGGTGCCCGACCGGCCACACCGGCTTTGGCTTCTGGTGGGGCTTCAACTACGTCTCGAACCAGAACGCCGTCGCGGTCGGGATCAAGAACAACTGGGGTGACTACTTCCGTGGCGGCGCTGCGCTCACTGCCGTCTACGGCGATCACGCCGATGGCGTGGTCTACAACGAGGGCGGTGCCACGGACACCTGGGTCGGCATCATGATCTGGGGGGTGTGGTGATGGCTGTCCTCAAGGCGAAGATCGACGGCGTCTGGACCCAGATCGGTCTGCCCGGCCCGACCGGCGACAAGGGGCCGACCGGAGACAAGGGCGCCAAGGGTGCCACCGGCGACAAGGGACCGACAGGGGACACCGGCGCCAAGGGTGCCACGGGCGCCACTGGTGGCAAGGGTGCCACAGGTCCCCCGGGCGACACCGGGCCGATGGGGGCCACGGGCAACCACCACTACTGGCAGATCCGAGTCGGGACCGCCTCGATCAACCCGACCGCCAACACGAACACGGCGATGCGGGTCTGGTACTCGGCTCCGTTCAAGTGGACCCCCACGGTCGTCGTCTCCGCCAGGTCCTCGGTGATCGGCACTACTGTGAAGAACGTCGCCGTGAACAACGTGGCCGCAGACGCCTTCGACGTCGTGATCTACAGGACCAACACCACCACAACGAGCATCGACTGGTTCGCAGTCGGGGAGAGGTAGACATGGAAGGACCGTTCAAGGCAGGCCAGCGAGTCAGATGCCACTGGGCCAACGACGACTCGGTGCTCGAGGTCGAGGTCGCCAAGTACCAGTTCGAGTCCAGGGACGACCTCGTCGTCAACTGGGCTGGCCAGTACGTCCACTTCTGGGATGGTGCGGAGGGCACGATGACCTTCATCTTCTCCAAGGAGGACTGCACCATCGAGGTAGTCAGGGAGCCGGAGACGGTGGGAGGATCAGACCATGACCAATGAGATCATCACCCTGCTCGAGCTGGTGGCCTTATTCGGGCTCGCGGTTGTCGTCAGCCTGATCTTCTGGCTGCTGGTCCACGGGCTGCTGAAGGCCGGCAGCCTGCGGCCCAGCGTCGCGCTGGTCATCGCCCTGAGCATCCTGACGATGGTGTCGATCATCGGGTTCATCTTCACCCAGACCACCGGGGAGCAGAGCACCGAGCTGGCGACGCTGGCCGGCATGGGACTGGGCGGCCTGACCGGGGCAGTCACGACCGTGTGGGGAGAGCGCAACACCACTCCAACGCAGAAGGCGCAGGTGTTGGAGTTCGTCCCCCCTATCGACGCTGCCGTAGAGATCGAGGAGGTCCCTCGGCCCGAGGAGGTCCCTCGGCCCGAGGACGAGCTCGACGAGAGCGACGGGGTGGAGCCCACGCTCGACGACGACTTCGAGGCTGCGACCGAGGCCGAGATCCTTTCCGACGAGGAGGGGCGCGACGATGCGCACTCCTGATCACCTGATGAACAAGGCGCTCGCCAGCGTGCTGATCCTGATGCTGACCCCGGCCGTCTGGATCTTCGAGAGGTGGGCGGCCTGCGTGGAGCGAGGTGAGGCATGAGCAGGGTCACCTGGCGCGGCAGGGTCTTCGATGACCGCACCGCCAGGATGCTCGCCGAGGTCGCCAAGCTGTCCGGGCCGATCTACATCAACCCGACGCAGGGCTCCTACTCCGGCGGCGTCGCAGCCTCGGCCGGCACGCACAACGGTGGCGGGGCCGTCGACCTGATGCACCCGTCGTGGTCGGTGTCCGACTACAACAAGGTGGTCGCGCTGATGCGGAAGGTCGGGTTCGCCGCATGGCACCGGACGCCGCAGCAGTCGAACTGGCCGCGGCACGTCCACGGCATCGCGGTGCAGCCCGGCGGTAGGAACGACAAGGGCGTCCTGTCCACGGGTGCATGGAACCAGGTGAAGAACTACTACGACGGCCGGAACGGCTTGGCCTCCGGGGCGCGTGACGATGGCCCCCGGCAGTACGTGAACCAGACATGGGAGAAGTACCTCAAGACCGCAGCTCAGGAGGCTGACGTGACGACACTCGGGTACAGCGGCAAGCCCTCGGGGAACATCCGGCTGAAGGGCGACGGCAGGTACGTCACCCTCGACGCGCACGTCGCCGGCCCCTCACGGGGAGGCAAGCGCGAGGACCGGCTGGTGTACCTGAACGTCGGCAACATCGAGTGGGCGCTGCCCAAGTCCGACCCGATGTACTACTTCCAGACGGCCAGCCTGCGCGTGCGATTCCAGCGCGCCCGGCACAACGGCAAGCCGGAGGACAACACGGCGTACCAGGACTTCACCATCACCCCGTGGCGCTCGAGCTTCCTCGTGACCCACGTTCACTGGGAGACTGGTGAGGCCGGCCGCGGCGGCCGGTGGCACCTCAACCTCGTCGGCCATGCGAAGAACGCGCTGGTCGGCACCCGGTACGCGAAGGGCGCACAGGAGTAGACATGGACCTGCGGGATGTGGGCCGGGCGGTCTGCGACGACATCGAGATCCAGGGGATCTGGTTCGGCGCAACCTTCGTCTGGCCCGACCCGTGGACCGACATCTGGGACGAGATGGCAACAGTGATCTGGACCGGGGAGTGGCACGACCTGTGGTCGCGCACCTCCGGCCAGGCGCTCCCCGTGACACAGGAGGCCAGCAGTGGGAACCAATAGCGCACCCGTCTTCCCCTACCCCGGGGGCACAGCAGGGGCTGAGGCGCCGGATCCCGTAGCCGGCCGGCCGGGCCACTTCGCGTGGAGCCGGTGGATCAAGCAGTTCGTGAAGAACCTGAACACGAACCTGATGGCCCACGAGGATGCTGCCGACCCGCACCCGAACTACCTGAACGCTGGACGCGGTGACGTGCGGTACTACACCAAGGCGCAGGTCGACTCGCAGGTCAGCAACCTCAACACGACCAAGGCCAACGTCACCGCGCTGACGCAGGCCGAGATCAACCTGACCGCGTACACGGACCTCCAGCGTTCCGAGGTGAAGGCCGAGGTGAAGGCGGAGCTGAAGCAGATCGTCTTCGACTCCCCTGACTTCGCCACCTTCCAGACGAACGTGGCCAACTGGTGAGGAGCGAGAGATGACACTGCTGCCCCAGCCCGAGCCGGATCCGCCCGTCGAGGGGATGCCCGGCCACTTCGAGCACACCAACTGGGTGGTGGCCGCGATCAAGGCGCTGGACACCGCACTCGGTGGGGAGAACACCGGCGGCTCCATCAGCGGCGACATCACCATCAACCCGCCCGGCGAGGACGCCAGCCTGTACCTGCAGGGCAGCGGGCACACCGCGGTCATCGGCCTGAGCACCGGGGGCCTCCGGCGCTGGCGGCTGAGCTTCGGTGACAACGTGGCGGAGACTGGCGGTGACACCGGGGCGAAGTTCCAGTTGAGCTCGTACTCGGATGCTGGTGTCCTGAAGACGATAGCGCTGGTGGGTGACAGGGTCAGCGGCCTGCTCACGGTGGCCGGGGATCCGACCTCGTCGCTCGGCATCGCCACGAAGCAGTACGTGGACAACTCCATGCCGATCGGGATCGTCGTGCCCTACATGGGGAACACAGCCCCTCCCGGCTGGCACCTGTGCAACGGCACCGCGCACGGCTCCGCTGCACTGCAGGCCATCAGCGGCAGCCCGAACACCGTGGACCTCAGCGACAGGTTCATCGTGGGTGTCGGCCCGAACCACAGCAGGGGTGCGACCGGCGGCTCCCGTCGGGTGCAGCTGACCGCTGCCCAGTCGGGCCTGCCCTCGCACAGCCACTCGGCCGGCTCTGGATCCACGGCTACCAACCACAGCCACACGGCCAGCACCGGGGATTCCGGCAACCACCGCCACGGGCAGTACACCGGATGGATGACCCAGAACTGGAGCCACAGCCACGGCGCCCACACGTACGAGGGCCTCACGACCGGCGACTCGAACAAGTGGATCGACACCGCGGACGAAGCCTCGCCCGCCACCACCCGCAACGGGACCGTGACGATCCTGGCCACGGACACCAACCACCAGCACGAGATCGGGTGGGACGGTAACCACAGCCACTCGGTCACCGTGAACACCACCAACCAGTCCCACAGCCACACGGTCACCGTGGATGCCGTGGCTGCTGCGAACGCTGCTGAGACTCACGAGAACGAGCCCCCGTGGTATGCGATGGTGTACATCGTGAAGAAGGCTTAGGAGGTTGCCATGCTGCTGCGTCCCGATGGTGGGTTCGGTGGGAAGCTGCCCAAGGAGCTGACCCGCAAGGGGATCAGAAACCACATGCCCACGGCTTCGAAGCCCTCCACTGCTCCGAAGTCGAGCCCCTCCACGCCCGCTGTCGACAACAGCCAGCGGAACATCGGCATCCTCGGCCGCCCGACAGCAGCACCGAAGAAGCCTGAGTTCGACTGGGTCAGCTGGCAGGAGAAGGAGGCTGAGCGGCGCAAGGCGATGGAGGTCACTCCCACCACCAAGCCCACGGAGGCGGTGCCCAACCAGGCTGCCCCCGACACGGCTCCCGCCCAGCTTCCCTCCGGCCTGCCGAACCCGGGCAACACCATCACCGGCGGCACCAACAAGACCCGCGCCCAGCTCGAGGCCGAGAAGGCTGAGGAGATGAAGGCCCTGGTCGACCCGTCCCAGCCGTGGCGCACCCCGGAGCAGATCAAGGTCACGCTGGATGCATACAAGGCCAAGGCCAAGCGGGATGCTGCAACGATGTCCATCTCCGACGAGACGCTCCATCTCCTGAACTCGCTGGGCTGGGGTGGCCGGGAGGTGTCCGAGGTCAAGCTGCCCACGGACATGTACGACGTGGATGCCGCGACGGAGCTGAGCCCGTACGAGTATGGGATCTCCGACCAGGAGAAGACCCGGCTGCAGCAGCTGTACGGCGGGGACAAGGCCAAGGACTTCGGGCTGACTGCACCCAAGACGATCAAGGATCTCCCTCAGAACATCCAGCGGATGATGGAGAACCCCAACGACATGGTGCTGACAGCCGGCACGGCCCCTGTCATCAAGGGCGTCCTGATCAAGGACAACCCCACCTTCGAGAACGAGGCCGTGCCCCTGACGGCCGAGGCGTACAACAACCTGTCGAAGGACGAGAAGGGCGCGGTCGACGCCAACACCCTGCTCGTCGCTGCTCGTGAGGCTGACATCGCCGGTGAGTACAAGCTCAAGGGCAAGAAGAAGAAGGCGTACGAGAAGGCTGTCACGGAGATGTTCGGCGAGGGTGGTGGTGCCGACATCTTCGCCCCGAACACCGTGGCCCTGCTGAAGCAGCTGGACTACAAGGCGATCGGCCAGGACCTCGACGAGTACCTGTCGCTGGAGCGGGCCTTCAGCGCGAAGGACCTGCAGAACCTCACGATCGACCCGGAGGTCGTGGCACAGCTCGACGAGAACGTCTCCGGCCAGGTCGACTGGGAAGAGGTCAAGCACGCAGGCCCGATGGGCGAGCAGGCTCGCACGACCCAGGCCGCGGTGAAGTCCAACTACGAGGACGTCCGCTCCAACAGGAACATGGAGGCGCTCGACGCTTCCCTCGTCACCACGTCGCGTGATCTGATCAAGGACATGTACGCCGACTCGTTCAACCCCCAGCTCTGGGGCATCGTGCCGGCCACCTCGCCCGCCAAGCAGTGGAAGACGGAGGAGGTTCCGCTCGGGTACGGCACGGACGAGAACATCATCGGCGGCCGCGACGTCAAGCGGAAGCACTTCGACGACATGCTGCAGTCGGGCTACATCCAGCTCGCGGATCCCAGCGCCACTCCCGGTGAGCAGTGGAAGCAGGTCTCCGCGGCGATGGACGAGTTCGAGTGGACGCCGGAGGACCGGAAGATCTTCATCGACTACGTGGACCAGCGCACCCGGAACGAGAAGCAGTACGGTCGGGGCGAGCTGTACGGGCGTGAGGGCCAGGTCATCGAGAACCCGTACAAGATCAACAAGATCCGCGTGGCTCTTGGGTTGGAGGAGATCTGATGGTCTACATCCCGGTCAAGCCCGACACCACGGGTAAGAAGAAGCCGCCCAAGGGGACCAACAGCGGCTCCGGCTCCGGCTCCGGCAAGAGCGGCGGCTCCGGCTCCGGCAAGAGCGGCGGCTCCGGCTCCGGCTCCGGCTCCGGCAAGAGCGGCGGCTCCGGCAAGAGCGGCGGCTCGAGTGGTGGGGCCAGCAGCGCGGAGAAGCGCGCCATCGCCCGCGAGAACGAGGCGAAGACCAAGGCTGGCAAGAAGTACCTCGAGCAGGCCAAGAACCTGGAGTACCAGGCCAAGGCGCTCAAGACTGCGCTGAACAAGAGCTTCGCCAAGGCGCGCAAGCAGCACATCCGCGACGTCAACCAGGTGATGCGCCAGCAGCTGCAGATACTGCTCGAGGGTCACAAGGACAGGTTCGCCACGTTCCTCGAGAACGCCTCGGATGCGGAGAAGGCGCGCGCCGGTACCGGCAACGAGAACCTGGCGAACCTCGTGCGGGAGCGGCAGGACACCATGAGCGCCGTGCTGGAGCAGGGAGCCGGCGAGACTGATGCACTGCGGTCGATGGCGCTGTCAGCGCGCAACTGGGCCGCCAACACCCAGGAGGCCAACCGCGCCTACTTCGACCAGATGCACACGGTGAACGCCGGCATCATGGACCTCAACATCGACACGCAGAACGCGATGGCCAACACCGCGACGAGTGCCGAGTCGGAGAAGAAGCGGCTCTGGCAGGACTACTACAACCGTCGGGCCGACGCCTTCACCCAGCTCGGCAACATCAAGGGCCAGCAGGCTGACTACTACGCGATGGCCAAGGAGATGGACGTCAGCGCCCCGAAGGGTGCGGAGAAGAAGGCCAAGGCTGCGATGAAGAAGAACTTCAACGCCTCGGCCAAGGAGGTCGGCAAGTCCTACAACAGCCCCGGGATCCCCGACTGGATCCAGGACTGGGAGGGCAAGAAGCCGCTCGAGCGCAGGAAGTCGAACACCAACCTCGCCTCGGCCGTGACGGTGGAGGCACCGCAGAAGGCCGAAGGCGCCTCGTTGAGGAAGTGGTGACATGAACCCCGAGACCACGATCACCCTCGACGAGGCTGTCGGTGAGGTGCTCGGCCTGCTCACCGGGCTGGACCTATCTTATGAGCCTGAGCTGGATCGGTACCGGGCCATAACTAGGCAGATCAACCGGGCGCTGCGGGCCAACGCACTCGAGAACGAGTGGTCGTACTATGCCGCGTTCCTCGACCTCGGCACCCTGAGCGAGGGCCAGCGGGAGGTCATCCTGCCCACCACGCAGCGCCCGCGGATCATCGGGGACGACGCGGTGCGGCTGGTGGACTCCGACGGCAAGACGGTGCGCTGGGTGTACTACCTGCCCCGTGACTCCCTGTACAAGTACGAGGACCGGATGGGCCTGTGGTGCGCGGTCACCCGGCGCAGCATCTACTTCTCCCGCGAGATCCACGAGGGCGAGGCCGGCCTGACCGTCCACGTCCCGGTGATGCGGGAGCCGCGCATGTTCCGGCTGCCCAACAAGGGCGCCACCGTCTCCCGCAACATCCGCACCCAGCAGATCGACTTCCCGTACCCGGACGTCGTGATCGCCCGCGCGGCGTTCTACTACGCCCAGTCGGACCCGGTCATGCAGCCGCGGGCGCAGGTGCTGGAGCAGGGCTACAAGGACCTGATGTACCAGCTGATCGAGCGGGACACCAACCACACGGACACCCCGTACCAGAACTCGTTCACCCTGCCGCTGGAGAACGGGCTGGCCCCGAGCAGTGGGTACCACCGGCACCCCCACTCCGACTTCATCTAGGAGGCGCTGATGCCCGGCAAGGCGAAGGTCGCGCCCCCGATCGACAGGCCGCTGTCCCGCGCGTACGTGCGCAGCTTCACCGGCTGGTCCACGGCGTTCCCGCCCGGACAGTCGAACCCGGCCTCCTGCCGGCTGATGGAGAACATGCTGGTCGATCGCAACGGAGCGCTGTGCGTCCGGCCCGGCCTGCAGTTCCTGTCCTACATCCTGCCACCGGACTATGACACGACCGACGATGCGGGCGGCTACGCCTACCCGTTCGAGCTGGTCGGCAACCAGGAGCCGTTCTTCGTCGAGGGCGGAGGCAAGGCGCTGCTGTTCGGCGTCCGCGAGAACGACGGCACGGTGGGCTTCCGCGCGCTGCTGTTCTCCGGCGTGAGCACCATCGTCCACAACCTGACGGATCCTGAGATCGGGTTCAGGATCCCGCAGGGCGAGGCCGTGCTGAACTTCAGCGCGGACACCACGCACATCGAGTACCTGCAGATCGACAACAAGATCTTCGCCCTGTCGGACAACGCGGAGAACATGCGCCTGTTCATGGTGGGCACGGAGAAGCTGGCCAAGAAGCTGGGCTCCATCTCGGTGCCGGAGTGGGACGACGGGCACAAGCTGACCGTCATGCACCCGGAGGAGTCGTGGATCCTCGGCAAGCAGCCGACGGCCTTCCGCACCAACAAGGTGCTGAACCCGTCCTTCGAGGACAGCCTCGCGTACTGGATCCACGCCACCGAGGGCACCTCGTGGAAGTGGCAGAAGGAGCCGACGATCTCCCCCGTCTCCGGGGATCGCGTGCTGGAGATCTGGTCCACGCCCACGCGCACCAACCTGTGCCCGTCACCGCTGGACCGGACCACGATCACCGGGCTCAACGGGTGGAAGCCGCACGCCACCTGGGGCAACCCGACCCTGACCGAGACGCAGGGCTGGATGAAGATCACCGACCGCTCGGGCAAGGGCCTGTACCTGGCCTACGCGGCGAAGGCCCCGGCCAAGGCCGGCACGAAGTACAAGGTGGCGGTCACCCACTCCCATGCGTCGGACACCGTGCCCCGTGTGGTCCTCACGTTCTACGGGGCCAACGGGCAGAAGGTGGCCGACAGCACCGACCTCGTGATGCCGGGCAACAACAGGCGGTTCGTTAGCGACTCGATCACCGCCCCGACCGGCACGACCTCGGTGCGTGTCTCGCTCGGCGGGACGAACCAGAAGTCGAACGCCACGTACATCAAGGTCAAGGACGTGGTGCTGTGCGAGGCTGGCGAGTCCACCGACCCGTTCAGCGGATCGAGCGGCACCGACTACCACTGGACCGGCACGCCCAACGCATCCCCGTCCGAGTACCACCCGCCGCGGGACATCTGGATCTACTGCGCGCACGTCCCGATCCCCGGCAGCCAGCCGCTGTGCGGCTCAGTCTACGTGGCCGGAGTGAACTCGGCCAAGACGGCGATGATCACCACCCGCCGGTACAACCGGGACAGCACCTTCCTCGATGGTGTCGATGGCACGGTCACCGCCCCGCACGGGTCCTTCGCCCGGATGCACGCCTCCTTCGCCTCGGGCAGGTCCGATGCCGTGCTCTCCCGATTCCGGGTACGGATCAACGGGGTGGGCCGGGGCGAGCGGTTCTACATCGACGCGGCGATGCTCGAGCCCGGGGTCACCGTGCCCGGTGCCTACTTCGACGGGGCCACCCCGCCGACCGAGACTGAGGCGTACCAGTGGGATGACCCGCGCAAGCCGCACGAGTCGGCCAGCTCGATGTACCAGCTCGGCGCACCGCTGACCGCACCGACACCGGAGACGCCCACGTCGAACACGCTGATCGCCACGGGCGGGGCGACGGCCAACCAGTACAAGATGGCGTTCTTCTACACCTTCGAGAACGAGGTGGGTGAGTCCGCGGCCTCGAAGATCGTCGAGGTCCGCACCAAGCGCCCGTGGTCGGACTGGCTGTGGGAGATCCCGAACTCCGTCGGCGAGCCGTCCGGCACGGTCTCCAGCATCGCGGAGAAGTGTGCCGACCAGCTCGTCGCCATGCTCCCCCCGGCTGTGTACGACCGGGCACTCGCGGAAGGAGCACTGCGCTGGAACCTCTATGCGATGTCATGGACCGACCAGGACCCTGTGCCGGTCACCGCACTGCACCTCACCTCCAAGGAGCTCTACTCCGACCAGCAGGCCATGCTCATGGCTGCCCGCTCCGGCACTTCCGTCGCGTACAAGGACGGCGGATGGATCTCCGTCACCCCCGCACGCAAGGTGGGGCAGGACGAGATGCTGCTGCCGACGAAGACGAACCGGAGGAACTACTCGGATCCGTCGCGTGGCCGGACGGGCCTCGTCGCCGGCGACCGCATGATCATCGTCGCCGACCCCTCCGACCTCGCCTCGATCCGCTGGTCCTCCAACCGGATGGGCGAGTACACGAACTTCTCCGCCATCAAGGGCGGCGGCGTGAAGACGCTGGTGTCGGGCAACCTGTTCGTGCCGGCGTCGGTCGTGCTGTGGCAGAACCCGCAGTCCGTCGACACCATCACCGTCCTGTGCATGGGGGTGGATGGCCTGTCGTCCAGCTACTACATGCACCCCGCCTCGGTGAGCGCGCAGTCCGGCAGCCTCGCGGTGATGGGGTTCGAGGAGACGACGAACACCCCAGGCACCGTGTCGCCCTACGCGGCCGAGGTGCTGAACAACGCGCTCTACCGGCCGATCGACCAGTCGCTGCTGAAGTCCACCGCCTCGAACTACAACATCAACCACAAGTCGCTGACCGATGCGATCGAGAACATGTGGAAGGCGCTCGACTCCAAGAACTGGATCATGTCGGCGCAGCTGGACAACCGGCTGTTCTACCTCGTCCACAACCCGAACGGGGAGCTGCTCGAGGATGGCTGCAAGGGCAACGAGATCTGGGTCTACGACGTGCAGGCCGGGGAGGCCGGCGTCTGGTCGCGGCTGCTCGTGCAGGGCAGGGCCTTGCGCACGATCGAGTACGGCAACCACCAGTACATGTCGGTCACCAAGCCTGACGGCCTGTACTACTTCGACCATGACGCGAGGATGGACGACTACGTCGATCCCGACACCTACGAGGTCAAGCAGCGCTCCATCCCGTGGATGTTCGAGACGAACACGCAGGGGGCGAACAAGGCCCACGATGCGTGGTGCCACCTGCAGCAGCTCCAGGTGACGTTCGGGAACTGGCAGGGCGAGGCCGAGTACGGGCTGCGCGGGCTGACCCTGAGCGGCACGGCCATCGACATCAACAAGCGGTTCACGGATGACTCGCCCATCCTCGGGGAGCGGATGCTCTGGGACACCGACGACTACCTGCTGATCCGTCGGGACATGAAGGAGTGGCACTTCTACGCGCGCTCCACCGATGAGCCGAGCTCCGGCCAGATCAGCCTGATCCAGTACCGCTACACGCCGGTCAGCGTCAACGTGGGCTACGAGTACGGCAGCATCGAGACGTTCGAGTACGGGGCGAATGTGCTGTACGGGCCGAACGTGGCCTACGTGAACGGCATCCCGAACCCGCCCATCGAGGCACCGAGGCCGTAGTCAGGGTGTAGTCACCCCCGTAGTCAGGTAGGTGACTACACCCGAGAGCCTTGCTGCGTAAGGGTTCTGAGCGTGTAGTCAGTGTAGTCACCTGTTTTTCTAAAACTTTATAAATACAGTAAGGAGGGAAGAAGTTGTGCCCTGACTACCTGACTACA